ACTCGACTTCGGCCGAGTCTGATCTTGTTCCCAAGAAAGTAGTGGATCGTGAGCTTAAAGACATCAAGATGATTAGGGTGAAAACCCGAAGTGGCTTGAAAGTTGTCTTTAAGTCAATTCGTTGTTCTGGAAGATCCGCCACGCTCCTAGGCAATTCCCTAGTGACGTTAAACACAGCTCTCCATGTATTTGGTGAATTTCTTATAGCCATTTTGGTTAAAGGAGATGATAGTGTGTTATTTCTGTCCGAGTTAACAAACCGAGATTCCATTGTTTCTACTTATTTGGAAAATGGATTGGTTGTTAAATTTCGTGAGGTGGATGATTATGAGGTAGAATTTTGTTCCTCAATCTTTATTCCTTCAGAACAAGGTTCTGTTTTGGTCCCCAAACCTGGTAAGCTTTTAGCTAAGACTTTCTGGTGCAAGGAGTTACACTATAGTGAAACTCAGCGCCAGGAACAATTTGCTTCAATACTTAAAGGTATGGCGTGCGGCCTTTCAGAACTGCCGGGTTTTAAAGGATTCTATGGACATCCCATATATAGGAAGTTATTCCCAACCGTGAAGGCATTTCGCAGTGAATATAACGAATATGCCAATGTCCAGGTCTACTATGGAAACGAGGCCTCCACCTTCCTTTGTCTGCGATATGGTTTGGAACCATACCAGCTAGCAGATCTTGAAGATGAATTATCAATAGGGTTTCCCATTCGATTACAATCGTTTGCTTCTGAGCAAATGATTGCTAAAGATTGGGGTCCTTCCAATGATGCTGAACATCTAAAGGAAGTTGTTGTTATAAGGAATCACGGTTGGAAGAAAGACCTTATATGGTTTATTCTTCTTGTTTCTCCATTTCTTGAAGAAATGTTGAGAGTTCAAGACCCTAGATTAGGTTTACTAATCGGGTTCATAGAGAGTGTAATAACCAAAAATATGTTTAATATTTTTGGTCATTTTATCCTCTCCTTTTGTATGATAAGTTTTGATTTAACCTTCATACCGTTAGTAATCTTGCATTTGTCTTGGAATTATTGGGCCGGCCACATAATTTCTATGCCAGCAAGACGAAGACGTAATTTGAACCTAGCCCAAGTGGTCTTGAAAAATGCTCCTCAGAGGAGGAGCAACAAGAAGAACAAGGGACGGAAGCGTGCACAAAGGCAATTTTCGCCTTATGTGCTCAGCAAGATAAACCCATTTCTTGCTGGCGTTAACGGAATCCGAGCTCCTGATGAGTTTGGGTACCCCACAGGTACTGGTGTCATTAGGGCATCGATTGGACTCTCTTCCAATTCAACTGGGGTACTCGCATCTATGTTCTTACCGATGGTCAACGCGTACATCTACAATTCCTCCACCACCACTACAAGCACTTTAATTGCTTGGACTGGTGCTGGGTCAGGAACTGCAGCTGTGCCGCAGATCACCGCGTTTACGAACGTAGCTTCGGTTTACCGTACTGTTGGTTGGGGAATAAGAATAACTAGTGACTTGGCGCTAACTGCAGCATCAGGTCACGTTTGGGTTGCTGCGATTCCATTGAATCTTAGTACCACTTTCCCCTACTACGACGCTCCCATCTCTGAGGCCGGAATGGCATCTGTTCCTCTCTCGGAAAAATTCTCTGTTGTTGAACTAGCAGAACGTCCCCTAATTGTCCCTGGTAAGGCATTTGATGATGCTGTGTATCGTTTTCGAACCACATCATCAAATGAAACCCAAACCACGGCAGTGGGGACTGAATCCACAATGGGGTGGTGTTCGATAGTTGTTATGGCTGTGGGTCTCCCAGTCAGCACTGCGAACTCCCTTAATGTAGAGTTCATCCAACACGTTGAATATATCCAGGACGGTTCTCCTCTCTATGGATTCATTGACACCATGCCTGGTGTTTATGATTTCAATGAGATTCAGGCCGCTTCTAGGGTAGAAACTGCATCCTCAGTAGGATATATTGAGTCAGTAGTTTCCACCTTAGAGAGTGCATCAGAAGCAGCAATGTCTGCAATGTCTGTTTCGTCTCGCGTTGTCAAGGCTCTGGGGCCTATATCCAAATTGGCAGGCAACCTTTATAAGGCACGGGGCTTCTTCCGAGCACCCGGTACTAGTCCGTTCGCCCAGATCGAATACAAGGAATATTAACCTGACTAGGAAAGACACCCCTTAATAAATAACGTCTTCAAATAATAAATAAAAT